TTCTCTTGCCGGAAAAGATATGTTGCTGAAACCTGCTGCCGCCATTGCATCCGCAAGACGCGCCGGCACCACAGCAACCTTGGATGTCCTCTTAAAATACTTTTCATTCCACCAGATGCCAATCGTTTCTTCCAACTATTGGAATATGGTACACGGCAACACTCCGGATGAAGTACTTCAGGACAAAGAAGGAATTCAGATCATGCATGTTCTCGGCAAAAATATGGCATGGCTTCTGCATTGTCTGGAAGCCGGAAAAAATGCTGGAATTTCAAAACCGGAATCAGAAGAGAAGGTAAAGACAAACTTTATCCGTTAAATCTCTGATTTTTCAACACATCCCGGATCGTATTTCATCCGGGATATGTTTTTTTTCTCAAAAAATACGATTTTCCCACCTCTAAAATATTAAATGTCCTCTTTCACAGTCATGACTGCACTGGTAATAGGAACTCTCAGCATATGCTCATTTCTGATATCGGATGTTTTCTGCAGGCACCGGTCTAGATATCCATTCAAAATCGTCAGCGGTGTACGCAGATCATGGGGGAGTGCAGTGCTCAGATCCTGATTGGCCTTTCTGCTTGCTGTCTCCTGCCGGATATTTTTATCCCTTTCTTTTCTATTTTAAGCTGTTTGATCTGTGTATATTATAGCGAATTTAAAAAAATACTATTTTTCTTAAGCATTTTTAAGATTTATTGATTTTCAAAGATTCCCGTGGTTGACGCAAAAACTTCAAAAAACGTGTCAACCACGGGCTTTTTGTCGAATAAAATGCAATCAAAAAAGAATTGATTTCAGGTAGAATAATCGAACCGTTTACAACACACTTACAACAAATTGATTTCTATTTTTTCAATCTCATTTCTTAAGTCTTCCAATGTCCGGTGACCATATGTGTCATTTGTAATATCACCTATCTTATGTCCAAGCATTCTTTTTCGATCATTCTCCGCGACTTTATATTTTTCGCACAATTTTGAAAATGTGTGCCGGCAATCATGCGGAGTATGCTTTTCAATTCCAAGTGTGGCCAGTTGAGTATACATCTTATCCCGGAATATATCGATTCTATCAGGCAGGAGCGCTCCATGTGTTTTCATCCGGCGTTTTACGAGATCTAAAATACCGGAATAAATAGGAACGATTCTGTTTTTCCCAGCATCCGTTTTGATACCGCCGAAAAAATAACGTTCTTTCAAATTTACATCTAAAGTCTTATATTCCGATATCCGAAAGCCGGAGTAGCACATGATCAAGATCATCTCAGACACTTCATTTTCTTTTGTTTCCCACAATTTCTTCAAATCTTCATCAGTAAATGGAATTCCATGTTCATCATCGTCATCCTGTGTAATTTCGACATAAGATGAATAATCTTTTGTACACAAATTATTTGACATAGCATATTTGTACATGTGGCAGTATAGATTTTGGATGTGTTCTATACTGGCGTGTCTGAGTGGACAAGCGTCCATTACTTCCTGCAGATCGTCTGTAACAAGCTCTGCGAAAATTCTGTTGTGTAGGGCAGCAGAGTTCTTGAATCCTGCGCGTAGCGTATATTCCAAGCTGGTACGTTTTACTTTTTTTGCATCGTATTCATGCCCGAATTTCTTAACATTGAATTTACGAAATACTTCCGCAAATGTTAATTGCGGCTCTTCCTTTGCTTTAATTCCTTGCACCTGATTATAATTTGCAAGCAGAGACTGGATAAAATCCTCCGCATTCTTTTTGTCATCCACCTGGATATCATTTTCCATGCCGGGAGTATAGGTGCCGGCTTTGTATGCTGTAAGAACTGCAAAGCCGATCATCCAGTCAGAAACATAGCATATTGCTTTCTGTGGCTTCATTTGCCCGTTTTCGTATTCTTCTTTAGCTGGCGGGTAAACGCCGTAAGGATTGCGGCGATTCTTACCAAGGAAGCGTATCTGGCCGTAACCATTGGGCAAACGAGGATGCTTTTTTCTTTTGGCCATATCATCATCTCCTTTAAATTTAGGTATAAAAATAGCAGCCAGCACATGAACGAATGTTCTGGATTGTGTAGCTGCTCCGAAGATGATACAATATTCTTGGCTTCAGATTGCATATCTTCGGGTATGTGGACCGTCTCAGTGTTGGTAGCACTGGGGCGGTATTTTATTGCAGTTTTTATTTTAATAAATCATCAATACAAATTTCAAAATCTTCATATATTTTCAATTTGAGTGTATCATGAAAAGGAATGATCACCGGCGCGACATCTTCCTCATATCGGTATACCGTTGTGCGTTCTCTGGCAGGATCCACAATCCAATACTCGCGAACACCTGCATCGGCATAAAGTGCATTTTTTGTAGAATAATCCATTTTACGGCTGCTCGGTGAAACGATTTCGATGATAAAGTCAGGTGCTCCTTCACAGCCACGGTGCGAAATTTTGTTGGAATTGCAGACAATGCTGATATCAGGCTCCACATAATTGGAATCATCATCCTTAATAAAAACAGCAAATGGAGCAGGATAAACTTTGCAGTTACCGTGCTTTTTACTGATATAGTTTTGCAACTCAGTTGTAAATAAAGCAACTAATTCCTGATGCAATGGGGATGGCGGCGCCATGTTATAAATTTGTCCGTCAATCAGCTCCGCTCGTTGCCCATCTGGAAGAGCATAGATGTCATCGATTGTATGTGTAGTTGTTTTTAATAATGGCATAGGAAAACCTCCAATCTTTAAAGACTAAAGTATAGTTTCATTTTATAAATTATCCAACCGGGTGGCACTCCGGTATCTCTTTAAGACCACTAGGGCGTGATAGCTGCCTGTTCTATCCTTGGAATTTAATCTCATTATAACAAAAAAGCCCGAGTATAAAAACTCAAGGCTTTTTGTGACCAGAAACAAGTCATTTGCTAATTAGTTATATTATATGTAGAAGCCTTGGTAAATATTAAATTATTAAAATTTGATCGGATACTTAGTCTCTATAATAAATCATCTATTATATCCCAAAAATCGACCTCATTAACGATAGTGAGCTGTTGCCCATCCTTTCTTTTAGCTATAGCATCCTCTATTTTACGACCGTAGCATGAAAAAGCCCAGCAAGGATTTCCGTCATTTCCAACAATAAGATACCGAGTTTTCTTTGTAATGTTATTGTTGAATTTGCCACCGAGAGATTCGACAAGTTCTGCAATATCATTTCTTTTGGCTCTTGTGGATTGTCCTGTAAAGCAAAACAGATTATCTTTAAATTCTATTTCTTGACATACAGCGCAAATTCCTTGAATGCTATATTTCTCTTTTAAAGCATCTAATTCAGGCTGATTCAAGTTATAGGAAGTTGTAAGATCAATGAAATTACTCAAATAGGCCTTAAGGATATTCCGCTCTTCGTCTGTAATCTTCCCGTCCGCAAGAATTGTGAGCAAAAGACTTTCTATTTCATCAAATGGGTAGCAACCGGAAAGATACTCGTTTGCAGAAATCCATTTGTTTAATGTAGAAATTTCTTCATTTGTGATTTCGCCATCAGCCAAGATTCCGTGGATAAGTCCTTGTAAAAACTGAAGAGACGAAGTAAGTAAGTCATAATAATCGGAATCGGATACGAAATTATTACACAACCAAACAATATCATTCGCCTCAGAAGAGGTTACAACTCCATCTTCATATGCTTCTTCAATCATAGGAATAAGTTCGCTAAATGGATGGCGATTCACTAAATGCTGATGAGACATACACCAGTGACTTAATTCGTTTACCTCATCTTCACTTATTTGATAATCTGTCGTAATTCCTGCAACGATACCTTTTAAGGTGTTGATAGCTTTATGTAGTTCAGCTGGGGTGGTAAAACATCTGTAATCTTCTAATTCGGATAAATTTTTCATTAGTTCCTCTTTTCTCCTGTACCTTAACACCACATAACTTCTATATAAACGCTATAGCGTTTATATCATTTAAAATCTTTCATCCTCAATTCAATCATCTTCTTATGATATCCAAACAATCTGGAAAATTGATCCGTAGTAAAATCCAGATGTTCTTCAATATCAGAATCTTGAATAAGTAAATTCAAAGCGAAACGATCAGCTTCCGTTTCAAATTTGTTTGTCACAAAATTTGTTCTCGTATCCATGAATATAGCGTTGCTATCTTTATGTAAGAACAAATGGCCAAGTTCATGAGCAATCACAAATAATAGTTCATTTTCTGGCAATCGTTCATCCACATATATAATGTGATTCCTTTGAAAATAATGGTAAAATCCTCGAACACCTTCTAATGGATGTCGCACAAGGATTATATCCATTGCTTTTACAATCTCAAGTGGATTTCTTGTGCCGTACTTTCGAACGATTTGATTTACTCGTTCTTTAATGTCCATAAGTATCAATCCTTTTTATACTTTTTAGGTGTGTACTTTTCTTTGTTTTTCTGTTTCGCCATTTCCATTCCAATTTTCATAGCGGAAAGAATAGATTCTATTGCTTCTGGAGAGGCTGGATCACCATCAAACATTAAACCATCTTGCTTTAGAAGTGCTTCTGTATCACTTAAAATAGCTTCTATTTGTTTGGAATCTCTTTTTGTGAGAGATGATTTTTCTACATTCGCATCATTTCCGTAAAAATAGGATAGCGGAACATTGAAATATTCACATATTTTTTCAATTTTATCTTTCTTAGGTTCGCTCTTACCATTTTTCCAGTCAGAAAGAGTTGCTGTTGAAATACCCGTTTCTTTGTGAACTCTATACGGAGTTACTTTGTTTTCTTTTAAAAGTGCTTCAAATTTTTCATACATGTTATGCCTCCAAAAATAAAACGGAAAAATTTCATAAATCAATATTGACTATGAAAGAAAACCGTGATATATTAGAGATACGAAAGAAACCCGTGATAATTCAACGGTGTTCGTATCTCGGAAATATGTTTTAATCTAGCTGGTAACTTGACTATATCATATTTCCGATATAAATTCAATATTTTATCACGGAAAGGTGGTGCAAAAATGTACAAAAAATTTAGCGAATTGCTGTTAAAAACAAACAAAACAATTTATAGAGTGGCAAAGGATACAGGAATAGCCACAGCTACTTTATATGACTGGAAAGATGGAAAAAGTAAGCCGAAAGTAGAAAAACTAAAAGTCTTAGCCGATTACTTCGGTGTAAGTGTTGAGTATTTTTTGGAGTAGGAGGTGTGAGTAAGAAATGTGGATTCCAAAATGGTATTGGGAGGCTCAAATAAGACAGCGAGACGAACTCGAAAGAAGGGTAAATAGGTTAGAGCTTATTCTGTTGCAAGATGCGAAAAATAAAATCGCCAGCCTCAAAGATGAAGAAGCTGGCACAAATAAAAAAGGCATGTATGATATTTGCATCTTGGAAAGGAATTATATCAATTCAAGAGATTCTTTAGTTCAAATGTCTGTTGAATTGCCCGGCCACGATTGGTGCGAATTATCAAATTCACCTTATTGGACAGAGGTGGAAAATTTTCTTTCTCGGAAGAAAAATAAAGATAGCCAGAATCTCCACATAGCGGAGGAAGGTTTATTGGAAAATCCATAGAAAAATAATCATGCTGACTGCGAATAACATTTCCTACACGGGTAGATTCTTCTTTCACTTTTTGAGGAATCTTACAAGCAGTGTATTCATTGCCATCGATAAGTATGGAAATTTCGTTAATAGATAGTGGCATAGTAGATTTATTTGAAAACTGCATGTGCACCAGCAATCCGTGTGGATTGGTCCTGTACGCATTTAACTCAGAATATAGACGCTTTCTGCTTTTAAAGAAAGAGCAAGTCCAGGTTCCAAGTGTTCCGATAGATGCGAATATAGATAATGCGAATGCAATGTTTTCTTGAGTAAAGATATCAGAAAATTTATTCATTCAAAAAGCTCCTTTCGTAATACTCGGTGTTGCAACACCTGTAGTTACAGTATAGGAGACACGGAAACAAATGACAATAAAAAAACTAAAAATCCTAGCAGATTACTTCGGCGTATCAGTGGATTATTTTCTTGAGTAGGAAGCGAGGTGAGAAAGATGGGGCAAATGAGTAGAAAAGAATTATTGGATGTGGTACAAGAATTGATCTTCATTCTTAGTGAAAGGAAAATAACACCAAGAGAAGCGGAGACGGTGGGATATATTTTTGAAAAAAGCATAAAGGAGAACAATAAAAGAGAAAAGGAGCGGTACATGGAAGAAGGTGTGTTCTCGTGGAACTCTCCCGAAACACAGAAGAGTTCCATACATTAAGGATTTATGGCTGCTTTTAGTGTGTCAGGTAATAGCATATCGGATATCTCCATTACGGTAGCCAAGGATTTAAGTCCAGTCTTTTCACAAATGGTGTGAATTTTATCCCATGTAGATTGAGGACGGATAGAATCGAGAAATTGATGCCCTTCATATGTTAATCGGTTTACTAAAAGACAATAAATGGTAGGGCCAGCATAAGAAATAGAACATTTGATAAAGCCGGCTTCATTAAGAAGAACTAAGGTATAGGCGATAGATGATTTTGAATGTTTGAGCATTTCAGAAGAACGACAAATGTTGTCTAAATTCAGATGATGAAACTCCAAATCATCGTCTAGGACAAGCCATTTTTCTAATGTAAGAAGAGTGTCTCGGACGCAGTCTAAATCAAGAGTCATAATGAAATCTCCTTTCTCAACATACTCGACATTGGAAGATGCCGGTATCTACAGTATAGGAGACAAAAGGAAAAAAGACAATAGAGAAAGAGGAGAAACAATGAGATGATATGTATTGAATGCGGAAATGAAAAAATAGAGAGCGAGGACAATTTTTGCGTTGTGTGTGGAACAAAACTAAAAGAAATATGCAAATGTTGGGTATTAAAAAAGGACAACTACAATTGTGGAGAAAGTAGTTGTCCAGGATACAAAATATTAATGAAAGCAAGAAGCGTTTAGTAATTAGGATAAATGATCTTTCTTGCAGTTTCACTCATCACATCAACAAGAAGCTGATGCATAGAGTCTTTCACAATTTGTCCGGCTTTCGATATTCCATTTTTGTATTTAGCAACAGCAACAGGGGTTTCTGGAAGATCAACAAGTAAACAGGGAATCGCGTTTTTGATTAATTCTTTAGTATCATCATCAAGTTCAGTGTCCAGAGAAATCAATTCAAGAGCATTATCTAAGATTTTCTGAGTCCATGGATAGGGGACTCCGCAATTGTAACAATATGAATCAACAGATGTTGTTCCACTAAATACAAGGGTACCATAGTCATACTCGCCACGAATATTAGCGCCGCAATTTGGACAAGAAGTTATTGTTTTGGCACCACATTTTGAACAGAAAGATTGATTTGATTCCGGATGAGAATCGAAGCAATCGTTAATCAAGTGACCATTAGTACATACTTGAGCAATATGATAGTATCCCATATTAAAAATTCCTTTCGTAATACTCGGTGTTGCAACACCTGTAGTTACAGTATAGGAGACACGGAAACAAATGACAATAAAAAACTAAAAATCCTAGCAGATCACTTTGGCGTATCAGTGGATTATTTTCTTGAGTAGAAAGCGAGGCGAGGAAGATAAACATACAGGAAGCAGTAAAACAGGCAGTGGAAGAAAGAAAATACATAACATTGCCAGAGTTTGAAGGTGGGGCGAAAATCAAGCCAACAAATGGGCGAGGAAATTGTATTGTAATGAATGCTGATGGAAGTAATCCATCAAAATACGGATGGCAACCATCAGCAGATGAATTGATAAGAGACGATTGGTTATTGGTTGATTAAATCCATGATCGTATCTCTTTGATAAAAGAGTAACCTTTTCTTAAAAGTGTATCTTCTTCAACGGAACAGATGGCATTTGGAAGTAAAGTGGTTTCGTAAGCGACATCGTCAGCTTTAAACACATGGACAAGCCATCTTCATCCAGTGTAAACAAAGCATCAGAAATAAAATCGTCATCAAGTTCTGGATAAAGAGACTTGAAAGATTCAAATGTAAATACACGCTTATGATCTTTTGCGTAAGACTTTACCATGTATTTCAAGAATTGACTTTTGAGATTATTAAGCTTCATGTCTATTCTCCTTCTTGTTTACTCGGCATTGGCAGATGCCTGTATTAACAGTATAGGAGATAAACCAAAAGAAAGCAATCCCGCCACGGAAGTTACGATGGCGATTAAACATAGAGAGGAGAAAAGATGGAAATTGTAATAGCAAGCGTTATCTGCTCAATCATAACATCAATTGTAACAAGCCTTATTATCACAAGGGAATCTTTAAATATTATGAGAGATGAAGCGGATAGAGTGTTTAAAATGAACTTAAATTTTGTCAGAGATGTTGTAAATATGTTGGCTGATAGATTTGGAACAACTCGGAAATAAAGGCTAATGGACAACATACTTTAGACAATCCAACCTGCATATATAAGTGAGGTGATAAAAAATGGACACTACAATTGCGTTAAAAGAAACATTAAAAACTGCAGAGATTGCAAAGATTACCGGTTGCTCCGTGAATGAAGTACGATACCGCATGAGACATAACATCTGGACATTTGGAGTCGTGCGGAAGACCGGGGCAGTAAAGAAACACTATGAAGCTACTATTTCCGAAGTGGCTGAGTTCTTCAGACTGAGCCGGGAGGAAGTGATCAGGAGGTTAAACGATGGGAAATAAGAGATTAACCATACAAAGAGTTGATCAATTCATCAGGCTCCTGGGAGCAACTGAAAAAGTGAACGGGTATGCAGAACAGCAGAAGCAGCATGCGATTGCCTGTTTAAATAATTATTGCAGGGAGTTGGAGTATCAAAATAGAAAATCAGTAAAAATCAAAGGAGAAACAGATGGACCAAAGGATCTTGAACATGACAGCAGGGCAAGTTCTGGAATACGGAGCACTTGTCAGCAGGAGGGATGAACTGAGGCAGCTTCAGGAAAATGAAGAAGTAACTGCAGAATTAAATCTGATAGAGGAGAGGATCAAAGAACTTGGATTTGAATGAAGAGAAGGAGAGGAAACAGATATGGATCATTCGTTGGCAGTCCGGCAGAATACGGAGCGAATATGGAACATACGAAGAGGCGAAACAGGTAGCAGAAGAAATCGGAGGAGAGTACATCATTGTATGAGCTTCAGGGAGAGAAGAAAGATTCGGTACACTTTGGAACTGTTGCGGATTCTGGAAGCGGCTGCAGCAGTATGCACAGTGATGATGATAGAAGCGGGAACATTGTGGATAGGAATGATACTCGTTATTTTGGTGATTGAGTTCTGTTGCCGATACATAGAAAAAAGTATAAAAAAGTAGTGCACCTGCCGCAAACAGATGCACCGGATATTTTGCCAATACAAACAAAATAAAAACTCATTTATATTGTACACCTGTATTGGCAAAATGTCAAAGAAAATGAGAGCAAAAAGCTCCCGTTTTTCACTTGATAAGAATATTAAACTTAGGAGCAAAACAGGATGTATAAACGAAAGAGTTATGACCTGGGAGACATCAGAGAAGTGATGGAGTATCACAATGGGAGATATGGTGCTCCGGGAATGCCGAGAATGAAAAAGAAGAAAGCCACACCAGAGCAGATCAGGAAAGTGAATCAGTGGAATAAAGAACGGCAGTGCTGGAGAAAGATGAAGCTGAACTTTCAGGATAATGACTACTGGGTGACATTGACTTATAAGCCGGAGAACAGGCCAGAAGATATGGAGAAAGCAGCAAAAGACATCAGGAAGTGGCTCAATAAAGTACGGACACAATACAAGAAACGGGGAGCAGAACTGAAATGGATGCTGCATACCGAGATTGGAAGCCGGGGTGGTGTTCATCATCATCTGGTCATCAACCGGATTCCGGATGCAGATTTGATTATGCGAAAGGTATGGGACAAGGGTGGAGTCCACATGGATTTAATGTATGACGAGGGTGGGTTTCGAAAACTGGCCGAGTATTTAAGTAAAACGCCGGATGAAGAAAACAAACTGAGAGAGAGCCGGTACTCCTGCAGCAGAAATCTGAAGATTCCGGTTGCGGAAGTAAAGACATATAAAAGAAAAACATGGAGTGACGAGCCGAAACCGCCAAAAGGCTATTATCTTGACAAAGAAACATACCATGAAGGAATCAATCCGGTAACAGGATACAAATACCGAAGATACATCCTGATCCGTTTGAACAGGAGAATTTGATATGAAAGCATTGAATATTTACATACGGACAAGTCTGACGGGGCCATGTATCAAAGATGGGTGCTGGGCGGCTGCAATCGAATATCAGACAAGGAAAGGTCCGGCAGTCAAAGGAATATGTGGGGCGGAGAAAGAGACAACGTATTATCGCCTGGTACTGCTTGGAATCGTAGAATCCTTAAAAACACTAAATACGGCATGCCATGTGACCTTATATACAGACTGTATTTTTATCAAGAATATGATTGAAAACGGAAAACCGGAGCAGTGGAAACGGTCAGAGTGGAGAAAGCCATCTGGAAAGGGTATCAAGAATCCAGAATTATGGCAGCAGTATCAGGAACTGGCAGAACGGCATGAAATAACCGTCAGATTTAGTAAACATCACGATTACGTGGAAAATTTAGAGGGATTACTGGAGGAAAAACAGAATGTTTGATGTATTTGGAAATTTTGATTCTGTGGAGGAATTGAATGCGTGTGCAAAAGGATTATTAGAGGAACAGGATCTGGAGCATTTAAAAGTACTGGCAGAGGAAAATGGGATTCCGGATGGAATCCGGGAAGTGTATGAGCAGCATTTATCAGAAGAGCTGGTAGATTTAGTAAATGCGGCCATTGGAAAGCTGCAGGTCGAGCTAAAAGAGGAAACAGACGGGATGCCGGCAGGAGAGATCGTCTCGTATCTGTCTATGAGATGTTTTGAAAAAGAAGCTCTGGCCAGAGCTATAAGAAGAAAGAACCGGACACTCAAAGAGTGCCTGCAGAATATCCGAAAAGAAGCGGAAAAAAGAATCAAAGAAAGAAGCGGGACGCAAGTGGTGCAAATGCCGGATCTGGAAGTATTTTCCATGGCAGAAGAATACTATCTGGAGGTGGAGAAATGAGACGAGGAGAGTTATTAAAGCTTCCAGAGTTAAAAGTAACGGAA